TTGCCAAAAAGACCCCACACGAACTGGAGATCGTTAAAGAAGCGATGAACTTGTCTGGACGAAGCGGTGGCAAGAGCGTATTCTTTGAGATTGAGAAGACCTCGGATGACCATCAGGCAAAACCTTCTGAGAAGAAGAGTATGTTTGATTCTGTCATAGAGGAATAATGTACAGACAGTAAACCAAATTATCAAGGAGTTGCAACATGCTCGAGATTCTCACTCCCCTCGCGAAATGTGTTCGCGTCACCCGTTCGATCGACACCGCGACGTTCGTTGCCAAGCCTGGTATCTGGGCCGAAGTTGCCTCTGACGGTTCGCTCGTCAATGTGGCCGGCGCAGCCGTTCTGGTCAACAAGATGGTCATGAGCTCGGCTTCGGACAACGAGTACGAGTCACATGATGTTGAGGTTGGACGCATCACGACCCTTGAGGGTCCGTATGGCGTTCGCTTCAAAGTTGATTCTGAAGGCAAGGTTGGAACGATCGTTCAGGGCGACATGCTTGTCGTGTCGAATCAGGCCACTGAAGAGGGTAAGCTTCGCGTTTCCGCTGGTTTGCCGGCTGGTACGTACGAGATCGTTGCCCGTTGCGAACAGGTCGACAATGTCGCTGGTTGGATCATTGCCGAGCTCGTGTCGCCTTCGACGGTGACCATTGCATCGACATAGTAGTAACATGAAGAACAGGTTGGGGCCGAGCCTTTAAATCGGCCCACTTTTCAGCTTCAACGTACCCAAATTAAAGGAGTTGCACCATGCTTCGAGACCTCACTGCAGTCCAGTATAACGAGAAGTTCCTGGACAAGATTGCGTCGATTCAGGGCCAGGCTGAGCTGACCGAAGCCGGTCGCCAGTACGTGAAGACCGAGCTTTTGGAAGCCGCGTTCTCACGAGCGATCATCCCGCAGGAGCCTATCACCACCGCAGATTGCCAGCGCAACATTCATGACAACTCGCTCTATATCATCCGTGATATCGAGCCGAGTGCGGTTGCAGTGGGTGTCGACAACCTCGGTGAGCCCGATGGTCAGTACATCAAGGGCGAGCGTTATATCATCCCCGTGGTGAACTTCAGCACCAAGCGTTTCCAGATCACGGTTGAGGATCTTCGTGCCTACCAGTACAAGATCACGAAGCGCATCGAGGACAAGTCGGTTCCGATTCTTGAGAAGCTCGAAGACAAGTTCTTCCTGCGTCTCATTGGCGCCGCTGTCGACGTGGCAACGACCGGTTCGAAGAAAGTGGTCAAGTTCACGGGCACGCCGACCAACGATCTCGAGCTTTCCGCTCGTGACATCGTGAAGATCAAGAACACACTCGCTTCCGGTATCAATGGTTCCGACTCCAAGCGTAAAGAAGTCGGTTGCCTGCTCATGACCCAGGAAGTGTTCGAGACTGCGGTTATCCTCCCGTCTGCGGGCGATGACTTCGGTAAGGACCGCGTTCTGAATGGTATCGTGTCGGATACCCTGTACGGAACGAAGGTTGTTCGCACGATCAAGAGTGACTTGGTCCCGTCCGGTCACATCTGGGGCTTCACGACTCCTGATTTCCTCGGCCACAACTTCGCACTCGGCGATCCGAACTTCGAGATCAAGTCGAACTTCGGTCTCATTGAGTGGCAGACGAAGGAATCGGTTGCTCAGGGTATTGGTAATGCGCTGTCCGTGGCACTCCTCACCCTTCAGGGTGCGGTTAACCCGGGTGGAAGCACCAACCTGGAAGTTGCGACCGATGGTACGATGCCGGCGAATATCGCGGCGTACTACAAGAGCCTGAAGGTCTAGTCTTTCCAGTTGCGTCGAATGGAAGAGCCCGGCCCTCACATCGGGCTGGGCTCTTTTTTTTAGCGAGGAACTTATGGCTGAAAACACTCTTGAGGATTACAGGGTAGCCTTGAGGTCTTTCATCAAAGACCATGACTTCCTCAACCGTCTTCTCAAGTTCGAACAAGAGAGTACGAATGACGAGTTGGATCTGTATATCAACATGGCTATCGGGTTCATGAATTCAATACCCCCGATGGTGATACAGCTTAACTTTGCAAACTTCCCCCTCCCATCGCTCCTGATCCACCAAGCAACTATCGAGTGCCTTGTATCAAACGGAATCGTTAATGCAAGGAACGACCTAACTTATAATAACGGTGGAGTCACAGCCAAGATTCAAGATGCAAACAGGTACCTCAATCTCCTTCAGATGATGTACCGCATGACTGACGCTGAAATACGAAATCTCACTCAAATGAAAATAGCCGCCAACATCATGGGCGGATTCGGTGGTGTTTACTCACCATACGCAACACTTCACGGTCGTCAAACAACTCTTAATCCAAACTCAATCCTCGCAGGATAAAGGGGCAACTATGCTTAAGATGGCTCAACTCATCAAGGCTGCAAATCGCGACCCGAGTGTTCGTAAGTACCTCCTCAAGTGGGCCGGCGTTGACGATACGTCTCGGTTCAATGAGAACGTTCAGTCTCTTGAGAACGAACAGACCGGTCAGTATAGCGGTCAGGGCATGCAGAATATGTCTCCCAAGCAAGCTGTGAATGCCGGCGGGTTCCCACCTAATGGCGCACCTACAGGACAGGAAGATGCTGAGGCTCAGGCTATGGCAGAGCAAGAAGCCAACGACCCCACATCAGTTGCTGTCAGAACTGCCCAGTCATTCCTGGGGCCCGACATCATGGAGCAGGCTCTTGGTGGAAATCAGAACGCCATGGAGCTTCTGAGTCGTACTGCAGCTCAGATGGCAAGCAATGCTGCTCAGGGTGGGTTTGAGCCTCAAGCGCCTCAGGATATGATGGGCGGTGAGCAGATGGATCCAAATGATCCGTATGCTGCCGTGCCCAATTCTGTAGGACTCAGTCCTGAAGACGAACTTGCACAGAGAATTGTTGGCGTGCAGGCAAACGCATTTCCTGCAGCCAACTCAGTGAACACTGGCGACTCGGTAGACCCCAACGATCAGGGTACCGGTGTTCCCAAGGAAGCGTCACTGAGGATTACTGCGGACGACATCAGGAATGTGATGCGATCGGGTATGTCTAAGACCGCTTCTGTTAGGATCACTAAGAATGATCTCTTGAATGTGATGCGGGTTTTCAATTAACCCGTTGTGAATGGTGGTGTTCGTATGAAATGAAACCGTTAAACAGGTTTAGATATCAATGCAATTCTCATTTGTCGAAGTTGTTAAAACAAAAGAGAATTTCCACTACATTGAGTGGGACATGGTTCCCTCCACAGGGGAATCCATAGATGATTGGAATTTCAGGATTCTATGGAGCAACGATCCTGATAGCGGATACCTCGAGGTTTCTGATGAGGCCGGCGACCCAATCGAAATAGACGGCGCTGTAGGCCCACTGTCGTATACCCACCAAAGACGACAGTACGATTTTAATCAGGACCACTACTACAAGGTCCTCGCAGTACCCAAACTAATTGGTCCAGAATCAATCGAGTCTAAAGTTGTCTTCATCGGCATGTTTAGTGATGGCGCCCATGAGATAATGAAGGATGTCGAGAATACCCTGTACAATTACTACCAGGGTGAGCCGTGCATAATCATAAAAAGGAAGTCGTGGGGAGCGCGGTGTCCAACCTGCTGGTCTCAGCAACGTCAGCAGGTAATGAGGACTCATTGTGATACGTGCAAGGGCACTGGCTTTGTAACAGGATACTATCAGCCTGTTGAGGTTCAAATATCGTTTGATTCTGATCCCAAGAAGTCTGATTTACAAAAAGAATTTGAGAACGTATACGATACAAAACGTGCTAGAATTTCGAACTATCCATTGGTTCGACCTAAAGACCTTATCATCAATCACGATGATAACAAGCGGTACGTTATAGTTCATGTTGAGACTACGAAGTTACCCAAGCTTTCTGAATCTCACACGAAACTATCAAAGCAGAATTACATTCTTAGTCAGCTATTGACACTTGAAGAGTTGAACCCTAATGATAATGAATATTTCATTGATGCTGACAACATCCCGGAGATACCTCAGACAGAAGAAGGTAACACCGGAAGCACGCTTCCATTCTTTAACGATCACCAACCTGTTACTGTCGATCTCCCGTTAGAAATCACTGATGAAAAGCAACATGTAGTTTTAAACTATGACGAAAATGATTTTGAAGTTATTGATGGGGCTTTAAGCATAAAAGCCGGTGGAGTTGGACAGTCCGGATACTCTGGTTTTTCAGGGTATAGCGGCTTCGCACCATCAGAAATAGATGGTGGTTTTGCCGCCTCTGTTTATCTCATATCTCAGTTGGCGGATGGGGGATCAGCATAAATGGCAACAAGAATACAGATTCGTAGAGATACAGCGGCGCATTTTATAGATGTGGATCCTATCTTAGCTCAGGGAGAGCAAGGATATGAGATTGACACATACAAAATGAAAATAGGCGACGGTGTTAAGGTTTGGACTCTATTGCCATATGTAGGTTTCAGTGGATACTCTGGACATAGTGGATATTCTGGTCATGGTATATCTGGATACTCTGGAAAATCAGGTTATTCAGGGGATGGTACTTCAGGGTATTCGGGCAAAAGTGGTTACAGTGGAGTTGGTACATCGGGTTTCTCTGGAGATGTTGGACAGTCAGGATACTCTGGAGATGTTGGCCAATCGGGATATTCCGGTAAGAGTGGTTACAGTGGAAAATCGGGATACTCGGGTATTGGAACTTCTGGATACTCTGGTGCCGGTACTTCCGGATATTCAGGAAAGAGTGGTTATAGCGGCATAGGAACGTCTGGGTATTCTGGAATGGGAACATCTGGATACTCAGGTGACGGTACGTCTGGATACTCTGGAAAGAGTGGATACAGTGGAATGGGGGCGTCTGGATATTCTGGATCAGGAGAGTCCGGATATTCAGGAAAGAGCGGCTATAGCGGAATAGGGACATCCGGATATTCTGGCATAGGTACATCTGGATTTTCGGGAGTTGGGACATCCGGATATTCTGGTAAGAGTGGATACAGTGGAGAATCGGGAGACTCTGGTTACTCAGGTGCGAGTGGTCGATCAGGATATTCAGGCAAGAGTGGTTACAGTGGAATTGGAACGTCTGGATTCTCAGGTATTGGAACATCAGGGTATTCCGGCAAGAGTGGATACAGCGGTATAGGAACTTCTGGATATTCCGGAATAGGTGAATCGGGATATTCTGGAATAGGTACGTCTGGATATTCTGGAAAAAGTGGTTATAGTGGAAGCTCGGGATTCTCTGGAGTCAATGGACAATCGGGTTATTCTGGACAGAGTGGTTACAGTGGAGTTGGAACTTCTGGATATTCAGGGATTGGAACGTCTGGATACTCGGGAATAGGAACTTCGGGATATTCCGGTAAAAGTGGATATAGCGGAACGTCTGGATTCTCAGGTATCGGAACCTCAGGATATTCAGGCAAGAGTGGTTATAGTGGAGGTTCCGGGTATTCAGGAATCGATGGAGAGTCGGGATACTCCGGTAAGAGCGGTTATAGCGGGAAGTCTGGATATTCTGGAGTTAATGGAGAATCTGGATACTCTGGTAAAAGCGGATATAGCGGCATAGGTACGTCTGGATATTCAGGCAAGAGCGGTTACAGTGGAATTGGTACATCTGGATATTCTGGAGTAGGAACATCCGGATATTCTGGTGATGGTACTTCTGGATATTCGGGCAAGAGTGGCTATAGCGGAATATCTGGATATTCAGGACGATCTGGATACTCGGGAACTTCCGGCTATAGCGGTCAATCGGGTTACAGTGGTGTCGATGGACAATCGGGGTATTCTGGAATTTCCGGCTATAGCGGACAGTCGGGTTACAGTGGCCAATCAGGTTATTCGGGAGAATCCGGCTATAGCGGACAGAGTGGATATTCTGGAATTGGCGAGTCAGGGTATTCTGGACAAATTGGTGAAAGTGGATATTCTGGATTGAGCGGTTATAGCGGTACGAGTGGATATTCAGGAATCAGTGGAGTTGATGGAGATAAATATACTACTACATCGTCAACGTCACTTACCATCGGTACTGGATCTAAGACACTCACGGTTGGAACTGGTCTTTCATTATCTGTTGGTCAGACTATCATAGTCGCTTATGATGCTGACAATAAGATGGAAGGTGAAGTAACTTCATACAATCCATCTAATGGTGAACTTA